GTTGGTATATGACCATAACTACCACCGTAACGCTTGTTTAGCTCTTTAGCCATAGCTTCAGTAACTTTCATAAAACCGCTATCTACGCCCTTTTTATGTTGCTCCCAAATATTTTCTCTATCGTTCTTTCTGAATATAGTAGTTTCTGTTTTTTCATCCCAGCCACCAAAAAAATCATCTGATTCTTTAATATCTCCTGTTTTAATTACAGATGGTATTTTAATATCTATACTAGACTCAAAAATATTTTTAGGTGCTTCACTAGCCGACTCTCCAAATTCTTTGTTTAATTCTTGTATTTTTTTATTATCACTTAATTTCTTTAATTCTGCACCCTCAAGGCTTATTATACTTCCGTTTCTAGTGTTTCTTGATTCTTTAATCCCATAAGTATCTACTTCATACCATTGACCTCTGTCAATCTTATAAAATTTATTGTCCTTGCCTCTTCTTATCTTTAAGTCTGAGTATTCAATGGTAGGTGCCTCTAGATCAGCAACGGCTTTTTTACCAGCTGCTATCTCTTCTGGCGTATAATCAAAACCTGTCTGCTTCCTTTCCTCCTTGGTCATTCCCTTCTGAGTTTCCTCAACTATATTCCAGTCTCTAAAATCGCTCTTTCTGTAATTAAGACGGCCTGCATTTTCTCCTTTAGTTACACTTCTCCATTTCTCTTGCCCCTTCTTTTCTGGCATTTTAGGAAGTCTTAAAAGACTTTCCTCTCCCCATTTTGGTTCTGATGGAGTATTAAAATATGCATTTTTGAAAGAGTTAGCATCTAGATCAGTCATTCCATTTGACTTTATATATCCATACAATTCATTGAATTTTGAATTATTACTTCTATATGCATTGTAAAAAGACTGAGCATCTAGATCAGTCATTCCATTTGACTTCAAATAATTGTAAAGCTGATTAAATTTATCGTTCATTTTGTTTTATCAGTTAAATTTTTTAACTTCTCCAGCGGGTTTTCCTCCTCCTCCAGCAGCTCTTCTTGAAGCTTCATAAATTTCGTAAGCATCATTTGCCTTGCCAGGTGTGCCAGTACCAAAACCAACATATGTAGCTAGATCTCTAGGATCTGTATATGTGCCCAAAGTTATTTTTTTGGTACCTCCAAACGGATCTTTTTCAGTTCTAAATACAGTTATTTCTTGGGTGGCTTTGTCCATTTTGAAAGTAAAGTCTTTATTTGCTACCATTGCATTTAATAGGCTCTCATCTTCTGAATTAATTGCTCTTTGTAGTTGGTTATAAAGTTCTACATTAGCTGTACTAGCATTTGATGTACCAACACTAGTTTTAGTAGTTCCAGATGTTTTTAATGGGGCATTTACCGTCTTAGAATAATCAACTTGAGACATTATACTAGCGTCAATAGCATCCCTTGCTGCTGCTTTTTGTTGATCAGTAAGAATTGGTTGATATACGTTATTATCATCCAATCTAGCTTCAATTAACTTAGACTCAGCATTTTTTGTAAACTCCTTTATTTCTTGCTCAGTCATAGTTTTTGTTTCTGATTCAAGTTCTTTTCGTTTTTTATCAATATCGGCTTGTTTTTTATTTTTCTTTTTAAAATCAGCTATTTTCTTTTCTATTTGTTCGCTACTATATTTTTTTGTTTCGTTCATGGCTTGTATTTGATCATTTACCATGCTGTTCAATTTCTGTACTTTTTGTTCTGGAGTAAAGTAATAATCATAGTCATCGTCTGTATTGTCAGTCAATATACTTGCAGTCATCCTATCATTTGATAACACTCCACTTATAAAGTTATTTTTAGCTTTCATCAAGGCCTCATTTTGCCTAGGGTCTCTTATCGTCCCACTGGCATCTGTTTTTGAGTAGTCACCAAATGATGTAGCAATATCAGATGTCAGCGAAAGTAAATGGACCCTGTTGTCTATGATATTTGATACGTTGCCTATAGCCATAGCATCCATAATACTGGTAGGATCTACAAGTCCAGTAGCTTGATTTACAGTACCTATTATAACCTTGCCATCCTCATCATTTACAATAAGTTTTTTGCCTCTTAACTGGCCTAAGTAAGCCATATGCTCATTAGTAGATTGCTCGAAACCAGAACCAGCAATCTTCCCATCTTCTCCTGGCTGTTGTCTTGTCATGGCGTCTTGCATTCTCGTGTCAAATGTCTTCATATTATTGGCGTATGCCTTCCATCCTTCAGTAAGGTTATTCATCCTTTTCCTGTATTCTGATGCTGTCATCTGTCCTGATTTTAACGCCTTGCTCCAGTTAAGCATTTTTGCTTTAGCATCTTGAGCACCAGATAGAACAAGCTCGTCAAGATTTTGAGTCTTGTTTCTCTCGGTATTGGTAATGATAGCGTTGTTGTCCGATTCTATTTTATCAAGCTCTGTTAGTACGGCTTTTCTTTGAGTCTCGTTATCTGTTAATTTTTGAGCAAGATCTCCTGTAAGTTTTGACCAGTCTATACGTGTCTCTGAAGGCGTGTATCCAAAATATTGCAGTCTGCTGTTTCTCATGGTTACAATTTTAACAATGAAAGAGCCTTTATCTGATCCTCAGAAAGAATACCCTTGAGTTTCTCCATATTTACTTCATTTACATTTTTTTGTGGTGTGCCTTTAGATTTAAAAAAATCTAAATATGTGCCACCTGGAGTCTCCTTAAAATAATCACCCATGAGCCCAGCAGCACCTTTTAAAGAAGAGCCTATACCCATTATAGCAGTGTCTCTATTTGCCTGTGCATCAGCTCTTTGTTGCTCTGCACTCATTACTTCATTTTGTCCGATAAGGAAATCCCTTTCACCTTTTCTAGCTTGAATACCAGCCTCAGCCTCAGCTTGCATAGCGTCTCTCTTGAACTGAGCTTCGTTTAACATAGCTGCATTCTCAATACCTTGACCAACATTAGCTTGAACAATACCACCTAATCCAGCAAAAGCTGCTGCTGGATCATTAGAAGATTGTACTGCATTTATAGCACCCGTAGTAGCTCGATCTAATGACTGTTGAGCTAGCTGAGAACCCAATGTAGGGACTTGAACTTGTTTGAATGGGTTTATTTCTTTTATTGCTTTCATCTCTTGGAAGGCTTTCTGTGATGCTTCTTGGGCCTTTCTCATTGTCTTTTGAGCTTGGAACGCTTGTACAGCGTTAGCTCCAGCACCCAGAGCATACATTGCTAATTGAGGAATCATAACTAATACGTTTTATACAAATTTACTGAAAACTTTTGAATGCTGTACTACTTAGTGAAAATAATTCCACTTCGTCAGTACTGTCATTCTCAAGCTCAACATTCATGTACACGCCACGAACGCCATAAGACTCAACTTGTGAGTTTTTAACAGCTATTAAAAAATCTCCAGGAGATGGTGATGAACCAAAAGTTATGTTTATTGCTATAGTGTTTTCAGTATATGAAACAATATCACCCAAGAAAAATAAAGACCCAGATGAGTTTTTATACAGCTTATCTCCAGTGCTTATTGAACTTTTGTCAATATTAGTCTGAAATGTTATTACAACAACAGTAGGGACAGGTAAAAGAACACTAAGAACCTCACCAACCCCTTGGGTAGATAATGACTTTACGGATATGGTATTATCTTGTCTTCTTATGTAAGCAAACCAAAAGCCTTCCTTCTCAATAAAATATGTGTACGGTGTATCAGCAGCCTGTAGATTTGTTTCAATAGATGCCGCCCAAGCGTCATTACTATTTATGGATAGGTTTTTAAATACCTTGTTATCTAAAGGACTGGCGTTAAATATGGTCTTAATAGTTGAAGTGTATTGAACACCATAGAAATTATTTCTAGTTGAGTTTGTGTTATGCCTCCATAGATCACCATCCTTCATTGTATAGAAAACATTATTTAGTTCTGTCATCCAATCTGGATCGAAAGACCAAAATGAATTCCATCCTTGGCTAGTGTTAGAGTATGTCACAGTTCTTGGATTCTCATCGCATTTCTCTACTATAAAACTTAAGAATAATCCATTTTGTATTAAATCAAACTGACCAAGTGGGCAGTTAGCTGTGCTTATCTCCCCTATCTGAACATTGTTCGCCTTTAGTGCCCAAACAACACCTTGTATTAATATCAGTATAGGTGTTGATGACACGGTAAAAGAGAATTGATTAGAAACCTTATTAACCTCAAGTGTTACTTCAGTGTTATTAAGGTCTACGTATGTTATTTTTATACAGTCGCACATATTATAAATTTCTAATTATTTTGAATTAGTGTAAATGTTTGAAATTCTCCATCACAGTAACTTACAATTATATTTGCAGATCTTGGAACACCTGTAGTGTTTTGTAAAACAGATCCATATACATCCTGACTTCCAGAACCAATACCTTGTATAGTCAACCAAGGCACAAACTCTAAAGTCGTCCAAGTTGTGTTCGATGTTACTGTAAATAATAAAACTGTAGCTGCTGCACTCTTAATAGTTTTAGCAAGAGGAGTCATATACAGCTCACATGGGAACACAGACTGATCGTTAAAAGATATGACATACTGATTGTTAAATGGATCGAAACCTCCTAGCTTTTGTGTGTTTGGATTGTCTTTCATTTTATCTCTGAAGTAGTTCTTCATGCCACTGTCAGATATCTCAATTATCTCATTACCTACCATTTGTAGTACGGCACCTCTCCTTGCATCAGAAAAATATAATACGTCAGAATGCCTTGCGAAACTCTCTGGATTGTTGCTTATACCGTACTCAGATGGGTAAGCCAATTGATTACCCAAGACCTCTGGAATCGATGCCACTTGCCCCCCACCTAAAGCATCCGACAATAAATTCTTGCCATACAGAACACTTGTTATTTTGTCTTGATGTAATACCAATAGATCTGTATCTCTAGCGTAAATCTTTTGTACTGGTCCGTATGTAACGTCTAAGTTCTTAAAATTTCCCGTAGATAAGTTGAACTCATTTAAGCTATTAAGCTGAGTAGAACCTATATAAACACCGCTATATGTTAGAGACGATTCTTTTCTTTGCTGCTTGTAGTCCTCAATGGTGGTCAAAGCCCTTTGGCTGTACCGCATTTGAGGCTGTAAGAACGCATCTAAAATCCTATTGGACTCAACACCATTACCGAACGTGAAGGCATTAAAGTCTGAATTCTGTGATGTTGGATGGTTGATGTCTACCACTAAATCCGTAGATATTGTCTGATCTGCTTCACTTGCGTTATAATAAACCTTGCCGCCAATCGGAGGAGTCGTACCAGGGAAACCTAAGTTTATACCTATAGCATAGGATGTAACATAAATTATCGTATATGGACCATTTGCTGGTCCACCTCCTGATGGGTTGTTACTTCTAACGTATATTTGTTCCCCAACATTGAATGAATGTATAGTATCTGTTGATAATGGATTGTTTGGATCGAGTGGACCTAATATAGTTTGCCCTGTCACTTCTGGTACTGTTGGAAAGACAGTGGACCCATCAGTAAAATCTGAATAAACCCAAGACACCTTATGAAGTCCGTTTTCTATCCTATATGTTTTACTTAACTCGTGGTAGATATCGTTATCTGTTTTAGTCGGTACAGTCTCTGCTGATAGTATAGGTCTACCTGGTGACTGTGTTATAGTTAGCTCTACTGTTATTTCGTTTTTTTTTCCACCAAGAATAGGTTTACCAAAACCTCTTATCACCATGTATAATGCCCCAGTATTTGCTGGGGTTTGATACATATAATTACTATTGCCAGGAGGGCCATTTTCTGAGAAATTTGTACCATGTCTAAATGTTACATAATCAGCCCCAGTAATTAATGTACTTGATTGATCAAATTGCTTAAAAAGAGCATAAGCTCCAGATGCCCAAAACCATTCCTCTAGGTTTTTATAATATTTTGTGGACGGTGGGAATGTATTTGTATATTGCCTATCACTGCTACTAGGAGTGCCGTCTCTTACTATTTTTATTGTAATCTGAGAAAAAGGGAATATAGGTGAATAAAAGTTAACCAATGCTGCACCACCGTAGTCCCCTCTTGGCATATCTATATAATATTGATTATTATATATACCGTTATTAGTACCTGGGGATACAGGTGTGCCAATATATCCAGTAGGACCTACTGTAGAATTAAATCCTCTAACATTAAATATAAAAACATCCCCAATAGTATATCCTGTATCAGCATCCCAAATCACACCTAGTTCTACGTAATTGCTGGTTGAAATTGTTCCAAGAGTTATAGTATCTGACAATGAAGTTGGTATTGTGTGTGGACCATTCCAACTCGCAGCAGCTAAATTTATATCTCTAGTATATTCATAAGTGTTTGCAGTAATAATCCTTATAGCAACTCTACTGTCTGTATTTGCTAGAGATGAAGAACTACTAGATATAGCTAATAATGAAGGATATGTGCTTTCAATTGTGGTGTCTCCAGAAACATCATAAAAAACTGGAGTTGAGTTTACGCTTACTATAGGTTTTGATACAACTGGATTTACCGTTTCAAAGCCATTAGCCGAAGTTCTTGGCCCCCTTCCAGTGGAAACATCATATGCTGTATATGTAGACCCATCATTTAAAAATGAAGATCCATCTGTCTTAATTTTAAAATATAATCCCTCTGGAGCTAAAGGAATAAATGATGCTGGCTTGACCTCAAGCTCAAGTATTTTGAATTTAGTATTTACATGAGTAGCAGAAAAACTAGCCGTCTTAAACATTATGTACTGACCTACTATAATCTTATCTCTATCGGACTCATTTATTAAGAAATATCTGAAAACACCATCTATAAAGAAAGTTCTAGGAAATATATTATAATATTCACCAGTGGGCTGCTTTAACGCAAACCTAAAATTAGTAGCCCAGCCTGGAGCTTGATTACGTAAGTTTACCCTTATTGAGTTTTGATAATCAGATCTTGTAGGAGGAATATATATTGAATTGTTATTATCAACTAAAACAGTAGACATCCTACCATACTCGTCAGAGTATACAATACCAATTTCATAGTCCCTGTCAGATCTAAATGTTCTTACTGCTGAGTTTGTTAATGAAATTTCAGAAAATAATGATAATTCATAATCAATTAATACGTCTACATTAATTGCGTCTCTAAGGTCTCTAAACTGTGTGTAGTTACCATATATTAGTCTATTACCAACAATATTCTGACATTTAGCTAATAATGGCACATTGTCAAAAAGTCTTGTTATCTGAGAGACATCTAGCGATGTATATATTTTGTTGTTTGAAAACTCTATAGTGTACACGACATTATCAGAAATTGATAGCTCCCCCTTGTCGTAGCTGTCAATAATATAAGTATTTAAACCAGCCGTATCATAGAAAACCGCTTGTATTTCTTTAACGAATTCATTACCAGTTTCGAATGTTATATCAATCTTGTTAAATATGTTTTTCATACCATTATTATCCCCAGTGTCATTATCAAGGAAGAACGTATCTCCTTGAAATGCAACCGAAGAAAATGGTGATAAAGAGCTATACTGGCTGTCTACATACTTATATCTATAGGCAAAATATATAAACTTTTTTTCTATGTTGTTTGATGTTTCTGCATTCCCATCATTCCTCAAAAATATCTTAGGGCCATTCAATGGCGGCCTTAAAATAACTTGTGTATCAAGATCAATTCTAGCGTCATCGTTAGACCAAGATTTAGCCCTAGAAATATTTATCCTTTTAGGTGGGTTAAGGTTATCAGACCAAAACAAGAACGGACCTAGTTCACCAAACGCTGGTATATAATTTATACCAGTGACACAGTAGCTCTTATTAAAATTTAACTGACCTGTCGTACTCAACAATACTTTTGTAGTTACGTCATTCAATTGATTGTACTCGAATATTGCATCAAAGTTATCACTTGTGACTAACCAGTATATTAAGTTCTGAGCCTCATAAGACACAGCACCAATTGCTCTTGCGTTACTAACAACAAGTCCAGTTACTGCGGCAATGTCAGCTATCTTATCATTACCTCTAGAATTTTGAACAGCACCAATAGTAGAACCTTGAGATGTGTCTATATTTACGTTTAAAGCATCTATATACTCTCCATCTTGGATAAGACGTTCGTCTATATCCTTGTTCATCTTTCCAGCAATAAAAGTCTTGTCTAGTTTTATCATTTTATTTGTTTATCCCTACCCCTTAAAGGCATTAATAATCTTGATGGATGTAAGTTACTAAGTCTAATTTTTGTATTTCTAAGGATCGCTGATTTTTCTTTTTTTAGTCTATTTATAACGTACTCTTGTATGCCGTACTTGTTGTTAAGTAACGACCATTTTATATAAGCATACAAATATTCTTCAGCTAATTTGTTGATTGTGATAAGAGAGTCGTCCCCGTTTTCCATACCGTCAGATATGTATTCAAAAACAATTATTTGATTCTCAACACCACTAGAAAAATCAATTACCCCTGCTGCCTTGTTTATGTAAAACTTTGGATTTACGTTTGCTTGATCGGTCTCAAGTCCAAACCTTTGTCCAAAGCTGTATCCAAAGTACCAATCCCCATTACAACACCATCCGTGATGACCATTGTATGGCCCCATTCCAGTGTATAACTGCTTGTCTTGTCTTAATATCTCAAGCTTTGATGTGCCAGTTACTATCTCACCACTTAGATCGAATATGATATCAAGATTATTGTCTTGTAGGTATGATGTAGCGGACATAGGCGTTCTATTTTCCACAAGTGGGAACAATGCCCCACCTCTCAATACAGATATCCTAACGTAGTTAACATAGTCTGGAGGCATAACCATTTTTAAGTCATCACCCATCTCAAGTTCTATAACCTTAATGTTTTTTAATGCGTCATAGTTAAGCTCTTGTACTGCTCTCTTGGCATGAAACAATACGGCATATCTGTCAATATTGTTTACTATTTTATCGTTACCGACATACATCAACATAAAATTGTTAACAACGTCAGCTAGGCTTACATATTGGTATGTTCCCCAGTTAACATCTGTTGGTATAACTCCGTTATTTGTGTAGTATTGATAGTTAGTAATGTATGCCATTTGTTATTGGTTTTGTTGAATGTCTTGTATTTCTTGAGCCTTAGCAACTTGTACAATATCTTGCTCTCTTATGCTAATACCACAGTAAGCGAGTATTTTAACTACCAATAATGGAAACTCATCCATCGGCAACTCAAAATCTTGATAGTCATTGGCAGATGGATTGAACAATGGGTCCGAATCTCCAGGCCCTAATGCAACATATGTCCACTTTGGATCTAAAGGCATTCTTAAGTAATGAGCAGAAACACCTGATGTTATAGTATCAGGAAACACAGTGATATCAGATCCAGAGAATGTATATGCTGGGTAAAATACAGTAGGTGCTGTTAAGTTTGAATTTAAAAGATTTAATATCTTTCTGTGTGACACCTTACCTACCTCAGTATTGTTGTAAACTATCTTCTCTAGGAAGTAATAATCAGATGGAGCGGTAAAGACATTTAGAGATCCAGTTAAGTTTACTGACGTGTAAAATATATCAAGCGACTCAGCCACATTTTTAGGAACATCTGAATAACCTTCACCATATCCTCTAGCAATGCTCTTTAGCACTGCATCAGAATACTGCTCCATATAGTTTGTAAATATCTCAAGCTGTGCTTGCTTTGCGTACAGATTGAACTCAAATGGTGTTATGTATCCTCGATTGTCCTTACTTAATATAGACAGAACGGTATTTCTAACTTCGTTTATCATCGAATGTCTTTTTACAAAGATAAATAAAAAAAGGCACTCTTTTGAGTGCCTCTTCCTTTCTAGTTTTATTGCTTATTATGCAACAGTAACCGCACTAACAGCTTGAGGGACAGTTGCTACATGTATAACATTTGTCCAAGATGTTTGCAATGCATCATTAATTGCATTTTGAATAGCAGTACGCATACTAAAAGCAACTTGAGCTGCATGAGCTAATGTAACTACTTTACCACCATTATAAGTGATTGTTGTTGTAGCAGCAGTTCCACTACTGTTTGCAGAACCTAGTCCTGAAGCAACTAAAACAACATTTGTAGCTGAAATTAATTGATTTCCCTGTGAAGTTACAGGAATACTGATAAACTTTTCCATTGTTTAAAAATTTAATGGGTTAATAATAGCACAAATATACTATTTTTCTGATATTTTATCTTCTAAGAATTTATAGAAATCCATACCGTCCTCTGACTGCAACCAAGAGGCCAAAACGAATATATGATTCTCTCCATATGGAACTGTCATAATTCTTTTTTTATTGTCCTTTAAGTTATAATGTACGTCCTTATTATTTCTAAAAGTTAAGTATCCGTCAGATATAGCTCTTGATGCTATGTTGTTAATTCTTAACATTGGATCTTCAGCAGCATCTAAGAAATCCTCTGGATATCTTTTAGCAAATAACAACATGTCTCTCTTTATTTCAGATGAGGTCATAGTAGATACGTCCTTACCCAATACCAATCGAGCAATTGCTTCCAAACTTGTAATATCAAGCTCTCTTGCAAGCAATAACGCATCGATCTCTCTATTGATATCTTTAACGTCTTGTTGAGCGTCTTTCTCGTTGTCGAATTCATAAAACTCAGACCCATTGCCTGGATGGTAATGTAAGAATAATTGTAGTACTGGATTTGTTTTAGGAACTATTAAAACACCATCTTCAAATACTACTGGCTCAAGAATTACATTTTGATCTTGATTCTCTTGAAAAGGGGTGTTTGAGTTTCTAGCGTATCTTAATGGGTGATTTGTGTTTGTTTCCTCATCAAAGTGAAGTAGACGTCTACGTGGAGTGTCTCTTGATGGTAAAAAATAAGTTAGTGGGGTTCCACTACTTTTTAATAAATAGGTTCTGTCTTTTGATTCTAGCTTAGCTAGTTTAACTTTTGTTTCCATTGTATATAATTTAATTTGTTTTTAAAAAATAGAGAGGGACACTAATGCCCCTCTCTGTGTTTATTCTTATCCTTTGAAGATAAAGAAGTTGTTAGCTCCAAGAGTACAAAGTGCTCTTTCAGACAAGAAGTTAACTTGCATTGCATCTAGGTCGCTTGTTGAAGCACCACCTGCACTACCAGTCATCCAAGTCTTGTAACGTCTGTCTTCAGTTTCAGAAGCTCTGTATCGAACGTGTAAGAACGGTCTGCGAGCATTTTTACCAAGAACTTGATCGTATACACTCATTGTACCAGCTGGAACAAGAACTCCGTTAACTGCACCACCAACTAAACCACCACGAAGAGTAGCATCGTTAAGGTATTTCCAGTCAGTCTTGTAGAACTCATAACCTCTTCTAAATCCAGAGAATCCAAGATTTAAAGCCATTTCCTCATTGTTATCAAACAATCCGTAAGATGTACCACCAACTCCGTAAGAGTTTTGTGCAGCCAACATATCATCGATATCAAAAGAGAACTGACGGTTTAAGAACAATACGTTCTCAGCGATAGCTCCTTGCTTGTCAAGACGTTGTACGATAGTATCAAAGTCAGATAATGCAGATGGATTACCACCAGACCATACGTTACCTCTAGACTCTATCTCGTGGAACATACCTTTAGTACCAGCAGAACCAGTAGTTGCTGGAGCTACAACTGGTTGCGGAACCAATCCTACATAAGAAGCCGCACCAGAAGTAGACTCAGCAGGAACACCTTCTACCATAGCCATTTCTAAGTAATCTTCGAAACGTAAACGAGTCTCGTGCTCTGATTTCATGTACCATAAATAACCGCTAGCACCATTTTCAGTAGTTACCTCAACCCATCCAACTTGAGCCATATCAGAACCAGACACAGTGTAGTTGTCTTTGATGATTATTGGCTTAACATCGAATATTAAATCTTCAGCCTCTAAAGAACCTGCCATTCCGCTTGTTCCTTTAGCAAATTCAGATCCGTAAACAAATGCAGTTACTCCTGTTGTTGAACCACTAAAAGGTGAAGTAGCGTTGAAAGCGTTATCATAATAAGCTACAGTAAACGTAGAAGTAGTTACGCCAGTAATAATAGCTTTTGCTGATTCAGCTGCAACTTGCTGAGAAGACAAAAATACTGTTTGGTTTACTCTGAAATTACAGCTACCAGAAGCTAATGTAAAAACTTGAGTTCCAGAAGAAATAGCACCAAATGTCAATCCAGTGTACTTAGTATGTAAACGTCCTTGCTCTGCCCACTTAATCAAGTCAGAGTTTGAAGGAAGTTCAGCTCCAACCATTCTTAAGAATGATGAAATAGAACGGTTTCCATAACGCTCGAATTCTTGCTCATAAGTATCAGGAAGATACTGATTCAAGAAATCAAAGTTTGTAATATAGTTTGAAGGCAATGTTGCCTTTATCGAGCTAGGTGTAATCGCTACACCTGGACTCGCTTGTAATGTACCAGCCATTTTTTAATTTTTAAAAGGTTTTCTAATAATTAATCTATTACCACGTTCCTCATCAATAATTCTAACTTGTGGCCCTTCTTTCGGAGTAGGCGTTGGTGCTGTTCGAGTCATGTCAATATTTTTAGACTCTTTAGCAATATTGCCTACAGCGTCTGCTTTTCCTTTTTCATAAAAGTACTTTGCAAATCTGTCTGGGTTGTTAGCTACAGCTATAGCTTTATGAAATGATTCAGCGTTCTTAAGGTAGCCATCTTCATTCAAAAACTTCGATACGAAGTCCATTATGTTTGACTGTTCCTTAATCAGAGTGTTAGAATCTGCTGGTTTATATACCATCTTATTGTTTTCATCGATATTGAATCCGAAACCTTCGAATTTATCAGAGAACAGTTCAGATGTTTTTTCAGCAAAAAACTTAGACCGTTTCACTTGCTCCATCTCATGTTGAGTAGCGGCTTCTTTATAACTTTTAAAGCTATCGTATGATTCCTTATCTTCTTCAGAAACAAATGGTGCCCTTGACTCAAGTGGTACCTTATATTGATCTTTTAAATCATCGAAATATTTTTTAGCTTTCGTAAGTTCTTTTTTAAACGCTAATTTTTTTTGTTTGACTTCTCTTTCTTCATCAAGATCTTCGTCATAACCAAACTTAAGACCGATCTCAAATCTAACATCATCTGGATCTAGATCTGGATTCTGATCTTTATAGTAATCAAAAATTAGCGTATCTGGTTCTGCATTCGAATAATCTTTATTTAATTTAATAAAGTCATTGATGTTTCTACCAGTTTCTTTTTTGTACTTTAGGAATGCAGCTACATCTTCTGGAAGTTCTTCGTTCTGATTTCTCTGTTCAAATAACTCATCCAGAGAGCTGATTTCCCTGTTGTACCTTGTTTTAAGATGTGAAAGAACGACATTGTCATCAATATCTGGAGTCGGAGTAGGCTCTAGCGAGGGTGGTTCTTGCGTTCCATCTTGCTCTTGCCTTAACTTATCTTCGTGCTCCTTTAATAATTTCTCTTCAATTTCAACCTTTGACTTCTCTTCGAATTCAACGGCTCTTACTTTAAATTCTCCTTCCATTATATTTAATTTATTTTTTACAAAGATAATAATTATATTTCATTACATATAAATCCTTTAATATAGCTCATATAATATGCAAAAACATATAAATGTAGCTCAAATAGCTAATATATTATACACAAAAATAAGCCATATTTAAAGCTTATTTTTCATTTTAACTTTTTTAGTTATAGGGACATTCATTGTTGCCTCAATATTAAATTGAGTAGGGTACCCAGATCCTTTTGATGCTGATACAGATGTTGTTAAACGC